GCTCGAAGCGGATACGTGGCTGCGTCGCTCGATGCTGGTCGAACAAGCATCGGTGCGACTCGCCCGTGTCGAAAGGGCCTTGCGCGCTACTAGCGTGTAGTCAATATTGCCTTTAGCGAAGTGCGGAAACTGTTTTCTCGAAGGGCTTCCATCCGGTGTCGGGTGGGGGCCCTTTCGTCGTTAGGGGGCCTATGCCGTTCGCTGGATACGCTGACTTTGATGCCTGCGTGGCCGCCAACAGTGATAAGGCGGACCCGAAAGCATTTTGCGCTTCGATTCAACAGGACACCGAGAAAGCCCTCGCCGCGGATCGCGCCATCCTTAAGGTGGATGAAGAACAGCGCATGGTCTTTGGCTGGGCCTCCGTCGCGATGATGAAAGCCGACGAGCCCGTGGTGGATCTCCAGAACGATACGATCGACGCTCACACGCTCGAGAAAGCGGCCTACGACTACGTACGCCGGTATCGGATCGTGAACGACATGCACAAAGGCGCCGCTGTGGGTGATTTGGTGGAGTCATTCGTCGTCACGCCCGAGAAGCTCAAAGCGATGGGGCTGGAATGCAAAACCGCCCCCGCCGTCGGGATGTGGGTCGGATACAAGCTCGATGAAACCGAGTGGGCGGCGTTCAAGCGTGGTGAGCGGCCGATGTTCTCGATCGAAGGCGAGGCCGAGCATGCCTAAGCTGCAAAACCTGATTATCCGCGGTGTCGCCCTCGTCGATCGAGGCGCGAATCAGCACGCCAAGGTACTCATCTCGAAACGAGCAGGGGGCGACATGACGGACGCTGAGAAGAAAGACGCCGACGACAAGGGTGCGAAGGTTCTCGCCGACGCGCTGGCCGCACTCAAGAAAGCCAATGACGAGCTGACGGAACTGAAAGCGGCTAGCGGGTTGACCTCCGACCTCGACACGCTGAAGAAGCAGTTTGCTGAGAGCGATAAGGCTCTCAAGAAAGAGCGCGCCGAGCTTCAGGAGCAAGTCACCAAGGCACAGAAGGACACCGAGGACGCCCGCGCGGAAGTCGCGAAGATCAAACAGCAACGGCGCCGCGAGAACTTCATCAAGCGGGCCCATGAGTTGACTGGCTTGCCCGGTGCCCCCGCCGACGACTTCGCGGAAATCCTCGATGCCGTGGAAGCTGGACTGCACCAGGTCGCTCCGGAGAAGGCGGAGAAGTGGTTCGCGAAGTTCAATCAACTCCTGACTTCGTGGAATACCATCGTCTCCAAGAGTGCCATCCTGGACTCGATCGGTCGCGACGGGAGCGGGACGTTCCGCGGCGCGGCGGCCCAACTTGACCATCTGGCGAAAGCAATGATGGAGAAGGACCCGAAACTCTCGTATGCCGTGGCGTACGACAAGGTGCTGGGCGAAAACCCCGAGCTCTATCGGAAGTATCAGCGCGAAACTGAGAAGGAGTCCTAATCATGGCGTTCGAAACTGACCTATTCGGGATCAGCGCTGAGTGCGCGGCTGCGGTGACGCAGTACCGCGTGGTGACTCTCACGGCGACGGGACTGAAGATGTCCACCGGCACTCCCGTGGCAGCGCGTCCGATCGGCGTATCCCAGCAAGCCGGCACGACGGGGGGCGCGGTCATCAATGTGCGGACCCACGGCGTCACGAAAGTGGAAGCATCCACGGCGGCTCTGGCGCGGGGATCGTATGTCTCGCCGACTTCCGGGGCCGGATCGACGGGTAACACGCAGTTGGGGGGCACGGTGAAGGCGACCACCGCGCAAGTCGTAAGCATCGGGATCGCCCTGACCTCGGCAGCGGCCGCAGCGGCTGGCAACAAGCGCTACGTCTCCGTCCTGCTCCGCATCTAAGGAGACCTGACCGATGCCACTTCCCGCCCCGAATCAGGTTCATATCGACGTAGCGTTGTCGAACATGAGCCAGGCGATCATGCAGAAGGAAGAAATCTACGGCAAGTCCCGTGAGATCTTCCCGGTCGTCAACGTCGATCGACAGACCAACAAGTATTACATCTGGGCGCAGGAGGACTTCTTCCGCTCGGACGCCCAGAAACGCGCGCCGGGAGTTGAGTCTGCGGGGTCCGGTCTCCGTCTGTCGAACACCGCTTACTCTTGCGACGTGTACGCCTCGCACTTCGACATCGACCATCAGACCGCCGCGAATGCCGATGCGGGGATTGATCTCGAGCGCGGCGCGGTCAACAAGGTGACGCGCGACATTCTGATCAAAGAGGATGTTGATTGGGCTGCGTCGTTCTTCGTCACCGGCGTCTGGAACTCCTCGGCCGGTCCGCTCAATGGATTGTGGTCGAGCGTGAACTCCACGCCGATCGAGGACATGCGGGCGCGCTTCTACACGATGGCGCGGAATACGGGCTACACGCCCAGTGATCTGACCCTTGGGGCCCCCGTTTACGCGGCGTTGCAGGATCACCCGGACGTGCTGGACCGGATCAAATACACGCAGACAGCGGTTGTGACGCCCGCGCTCATCGGGTCGATTTTGGATATCCCGAATGTACGCGTGCTGTTTGGGGTTCAGAACACGGCGGCTGAAGGTGCGACGGGTGTCTACGCGTTCAACGCCGGCAACCACGCGCTGCTCACGTATGCCCCGAGCGCGCCGAGCCTCTACGCTGCGTCCGCCGGGTACACGTTTGTCTGGACCGGGTTGTATAACGCCGGGTTCCCGATCGCGATCTCGCAGTTCTATATCGACGCCCGAAAGGTCAACCGGGTCGAGGGTGAGACGGCATTCGACAACAAACTGATCTCGTCCGTCTTGGGCGAGCTGATTCTGAACGCTGCATGATCGCGCTCAAAGACTTTCGGTACACGGATCTGGGCACGAAGCAGCAGATCATCGTGCAACGGGGTCAGGAGATCAGCGGTGAGGTACTGGCCGCGCATAACTGTGATGTGGCGAAGCTCGAGCGCACCAAGTTCGTGGAGCGTGGCGAGGGCGCGCCACCCAAGAAACGCCGGGTTCGGCAACCGAGGTAATTTATGGCTCCGAGTGCTGGGAAGTTCGTGACGTTCCATTCCGAGAGTGGCGATCTGGTCGCCATGATTACGGGCGTGGCGGAGAATCCGGAGACGCATCAAGTGACGGCCGATCTGACCGCCTTCCCCCGTGGTGGCCCGCCACATGCGGTCACGTCGGTGCTGCAAGGCGAGGGGCTAGGTTGTTGGAGTTGGCCGGGCAAACCGCCACGCGAGAAGAAAGCCAAGGCGAAGAAGTCCAAGAAGTAGCGAACACTATTGGTCCGGGGTGACCCGGTGCCTTCAACCGCGAGGGTTCCAAAGTGGGCCAACTCAAATTCAAGCAGTATGTCACCGCGCAGGCGTTTAACCTCACGCGCCCCTTTAACACCACGGCGGCGGTGATCAAAAACCGCGTGGTGAAGCTTGCCAATACCGGCAACATCAAGCACACGACCGGAACCTCCGGCCGGGCGGCATTGGGGGTCGCGATCCTCGGCGCTACGGGCGGTGGGAAGATTGTCCCTGTCGTGCTGTTCGGGATCGTGGATGTCCACGCCTCGACGCGCGCGATCGCCAAAGGGGATTGGGTCCGGGCCAGTTCAGGTGCGGCTTCGACCGGATCGAACCTCGGCGGCACGGTGCGGACCACAACGGTCAATAACCAGATCCTTGGGCTCGCGCTGACAAGTGCGGCCGCAGCGGCGGCGGGGACCCAACGGCTCGTGACGATCTTCCTGAATCAGTCCGTCAACACGGTGGCGCTCGTCTAATGCCGAAGCTAAAGCGTTGCGCAATCGTGGGTTACACGCAACATCAGTTGTATGCCCCGTGGAATAATCCCGAGTGGGAGATCTGGGGCCTCAACGATCTCTACGAAGTGATGCCGCAGTACAATGACCATCTCCTCAAGGGTGAGACATGGGACCGCGTGCAGTGGTTCCAGGTGCACCGCAATGATCACGGGGAGATTCCGGACGGGGCGAGAGATCCCAAGCATGGCGAGTGGCTGAAGAACGCCAAGTGTCCGATCTGGATGTTTGAGCCGCTGAAGGATGTCCCGAACGCGGTGCGATATCCGATCGAGGACGTGCTGAGACTATTTCCGCGGGCCTACTTCAACAATACGATCAGTTGGATGATCGCCAAGGCGTTACTCGACGGCTATGAGGAGATCGGCATTTGGGGCGTCGATATGGCCTTGGATGGGGTTCACGGGCAGAGCGAATACTCGCATCAGCGTCCCAGTGTGGAGTATTTCGTGGGCTGGGCGGATGGGCATGGGGTGAAGTTCTACATCCCCACGGAGTCGGAAATCTGCAAGTGCGGCTTCCTCTACGGGAAAGACAACATCACGCCAACGCGGCGGAAGCTCACCGATCGGCTCAGCCAGTTGAAGCAGCAGGAAGCCGAGACGGTCGCCGTTTACGAAGGGACGAAGAAGGACCTCTTTGCCTGCAAGGGCGCGCTGCATGCCATGCGGAATCTCGCACTGGACAAGATCGCGGACGATGCGAAACAGGCGTGGATCGAGCAGGGCCAGAAGTTCGAGACGACCGAGGAGCAGCTCCAACAGCAACTCGAGGACACCAAGCGCAGTCTCCATGAGATCCGGGGCGCCATCCACAACACCGAGTGGTTGTTGACCAACTACTTGCCGGGCGACGGGCCGTTGCAGGATCTGAAGCGGTTTCCCAACGCCGTGACGTATGCGGAAGTCGGACTGCCGCAGCCCGTGGCGAGTGATGTAGCGAAGTCGGACGGCCAAGGCCCTGCCAATCGGGTCGCGCTTTTGGAGAGCCTACATGCGGATTGACCGGACTGGATTACCGACGGTCGTCCTCTCGACGGGTTTCGCTGCGGCCTCGAGCGGGAGTTGGTTCAATCTCGGGACGGCCTACTCCCGGTTCGGGGTGCGCTGTGTCCGGGCGTCCTCCATCGGTACGTCGAACTTCACCGTGAGTATCCGGGGTTCGTTATCCACGCGGAACACGACCGGGGCGGCGGTGGGGGCGATCGGCGGCTACACCCCATCGACGTTGATCACCTATACGCAAGCGATCGTCGGCAAGACGAAGATGTCCACGGGGCTCGTGCCCGTGCAGTATGTCAAGGCTGTGTGTACGGCCCTCACCACGGCAGCCGGCCGCAAGTTGCGGGTCGAGCTGATCGCGATGTGAGCCCGTAATGTCCTTCACGTACACGGGGGCGCCCTCGACGGCGACACCAACGGGCCGACGCGATGCGGTCCGTTTGTTGTTAAAGGACATGAGTTCAGGAAGTCCGCTCTATCAGGATAGCGAGATCGAGTTCTTCCTGACGCATTTCAATAGCAACGTCTGGCGAGCCGCAGCCTACGGGGCGATTGGGTTGGCCGCACGGGAAGCGGATTCCAAGAGCGTCGGCGATTTGTCGATTAGCGGGTTCGGGAAAAGCTGGCGGGACCTCGCGGCGCAGTATCAGAGCCACGCCGAAGCCCACGTCTCGCTGTATGCGGGGGGGATTTCGGTGAGCGATAAGCAGACCGCCGAAGCGGATACGGATCGGGTTCAGCCGGCGTTTACGCGGACGCTGTTCGAGAATCCGCTCGTGCCCCAGGTGGTGAGTGACGGGACGCCGGGGGTGAGTACGTGAGTTTCGAGACCGCATTCCTCGAGTTGATGCCGCACAGCATTGTGGTGAAGCGGTTTACGAAAGCGACGACGGCAGGCTCCAGTGCCGGGACCTATGGGGCGCCGGGATACACGACGGGCGCGACAACCTATCGGGGGCGGTTTCTGACGAGGAATACGAAACTCAATCGGCCGGATGGGTCGGAGTTCTCCGGCAATCATGTGGCGTGGCTTGCGACGACGCACAGTATCACGCAACGGGACAAGGTGACCTTCTTGGCGACGACCTATGAAATCCTGGAAGTAGCGCCGTATCCCGATCAGGACGGCGTGCATCATACGCGGCTGATTTTGTCATGAGCACGACGCCTGCGGGATTCGCGATCAAGCTGCGCGGGGCGGCGAAGGATGCGCCCACGGCCCTGCTCGCGGAGTTGTACCGGCAAGCCGAGCAGATCATGACGGTGAGCAAAACCGATTACGTGCCGGTCGATACCGGAGCCTTGCGGGCGTCGGGGTTTGTCGATCTCCCCATCGTGACTGCTGGGGGCGGATACGTGGAGCTCGGGTTTGGCGGACCATCGGCGCCGTATGCGCTGATCGTCCACGAGGACCTGACGAAGCGTCATCCGGTGGGACAGGCGAAGTATCTCAGCATTCCGGTGATCGCGGCGTTGCAGGGCATGCAGGCCGTACTACGGCAAAGGACGAGTGACGCCATCAAGCAGGCGTTCCAACGGCTCGGCAAAGTGGAAGCGAACGTCTTAGCCGGGCGTGACGTGAACTGGGGGATGCCGCTCTACCGTGGCACTCCTGGATGAAATCGCCGCAAGGCTCATTCAGCAATCCGTCGGTATCCAAGGGACGACGGCGAGCTGGACTGTGTTCAAAGACCATGAACCCGAGAGTCCCGATCAGGTCTTTACGCTATTCGAAACGCAGGGGCTGCCGAACCAGCCGCACGAGGGGAATCTGTTGGACTTCCCCAGATTCCAAGTGCGGGTCCGGGGAACGAGCTACGGATACGCTGCCGCTCGGACGAAACTCGCGGCGGCGCGGACGGCGATCGAAGGGATGACCGGGGTCTTTAGTGGGCGCTACTACTGTCAGGTCACCGCTGATGGGGAGCCGTCGAGTCTCGGGCAGGATCAAAACCATCGGCCGCGCATCGTGATGAATTTCACGGCGCTCCGAAGTCGTTCTTCCTAGGAGGAGTGTATGGCGTTTCCGAGTGCTGCGATCCCCGGCCGCAAAGCCTACCTGCGGTCCAGCTCCAACTCGTCCCAATCCAGTTCCCAGGTGGTCATGGCGGAACTGTTGGATTTCACCTTCACGGTCGAAGAAGATAACATCGACGTGACCAATCACGACTCCTCGGGCTGGGCGGAATCCATCATCGGGATTCGGCGGTGGAGTTGGGACGCGACCGCGAACTACCTCTCGACCGGCGCGGGACAGGGCGCGTTGCGGCAGAGTCTCGTGGATGCCGATGCGTCGCTCTATATCACCTTCCAGGCGACGACCTCGATCACGGCGAAGAAGT